ATGACATACGTTAAGAAGGTGAGGGTTTTTACAGTAGCAGACCCTTGGGATTTAGAAAAACATGTTAATCGATTTCTTTCAGAAGAGATGACGCGAGGTTTCAACATCATCGACATTCAATATCAAACAACGTGTACACGGCATGATCACGCCGTCTATTCCTGCATGGTGTACTACAGCGAACCTGTAAAGGAATAGTAGCATGACAAATAAAGCGGCGTTAAAACCAATCGCAGAAGAGGCGGTAATCCGCGAGGTGAAAGCCGTAATTGAATTAACCGGACTTGCAATCCAGCGGATAAATACCGGTGCTTTTGCAATCGGTACCGGTAAAGCCCGCCGCTTTATCCGCACTGCAAATAAAGGAACGCTCGATTTTGAAGGTTACGATAACCGCGGGCGGTTCGTCGGTATCGAGTGTAAGCGTCCAGTTGGCGGGCGTTTATCGGCAGAGCAAAAATACAGAATTAACGACATAAACAAAAAAGGCGGCATTGCCTTTGTAGTAACGAGTGGAGATGCCGCATTACAGCAGCTGAAAGAAGCGGGCTGTATATAAAAGATGCACTGGAAGGGAGGGATATGAGCGGGTGCAAGCCCCGCGCATCTTATAAGCTAAAAGACGGCCGTCTAAAGAGCTTAAAAACTTTGTACGAGGAGTATGGCTATGAATGAATTTTTCGAGATTGCGTCAAGATTTGCGTATGCAGGCGGCGATGTATCGTTCGATGTTGTTGAGGCACGAAAAGAAATCGGTACAGACGGCGTGTCGTATTGGACATTGAAAATTGCAGTGCAAAAAACACCGGAGCAGTTAGAAGCAGAAAAGGGAGAGGAGGAATAACAGTATGTCAACATTGTATGAAATAACCGGAGACTTAAAAAGTCTTTATACCCTGATGGAAAGTATTGTAGACGAAAACGGAGATCCGCGAGAACCGACAGCTGAAGAGTTTGAAGCTATGAAAGCATGGTTTACTGAAAGTGAAGAGGCTTTCAAAAAGAAGTTTGATAGCTACTGCCGGTTTATCAAAAATTTGCGGTTATCTGCTGAAAATGCGGAGGCAGAAAAAAAGAATTTTAAAGCAGAATCCGACCGGTTGACTAAGCGGTCAAAAGCATTTACCAACCGTGCGAAATGTGTAACGGAACTTTTGCGCTGGGGTATGGAGCGTCTTGAATTGAAAAAATACAAGACTGATTTCTTCAGCGCTGGGATTCAAAATGTCAGCGGTAAGACAATCGACTTTGAAAGTGGAGCGGATTTTTCAAAGCTGCCGGAAGAATTTTTAATGCCGAGAGAACCAAATAAAAAGGCGATCCTTGACGCATTAAAAGACGGCACACTTGAGGAGCGTCCAGGGCTTGAAAATATTACCAAGCTCTTTTTTAAGGGTGGCGATCGATTGCCTTTTGTTCATGTGCATCAACCCGATGCGCTTGTTATTCGGTAAAAGGAGCGCGCTATGAACGATGTTAATTCCGTTGCGCTTATTGGACGTCTCACGAAAGATGCCGACATCAAATATTTGCAAAGCGGTACGGCGGTTGTGAATTTTAACCTTGCGGTAAATGAAAGCGTCAAAAACGGTAACTCGTGGAACGAAAGAGCGAGCTTTTTTGACGTAGTATTTTATGGACGACAGGGAGAAAGTTTGAGTCGGTATCTGGATAAGGGTAAGCAGGTTGCTATTACCGGTACACTACAACAACAGCGCTGGCAAAAAGACGGGCAGACAAAAAGCAAGATTGTTATCATTGCAAAAACAATCCAGCTTCTTGGAAGCGCCCGTGATGGCAATATGGGCGATATGGTAAGTACGCCGCCCACCGGTGAAGATGATTACGAGTGCATACCGTTTTAGGAGGTGGTAATGATGGACGCAATGGAAATCTATAACAAACTATCACACCCGCCTGAAAATACGTTGCGAAAAATCACCGGCGGTAAAATCGCTGGCAAAACCGACATCAATCCGCAATGGCGATACAAGGCAATGAGTGAAACATTCGGGCTTGTCGGTATCGGTTGGAAGTACGAAGTCATGCGGCTTTGGACGGAAGACGGAGCAGACGGCGAAGTATTAAGTTTTGCGCAAGTTGCCGTATACGTTAAAACCGGCGATACATGGAGCGATCCGATTATCGGTGTTGGAGGTTCAAAGCTCGTTCAGTTTGAGAAAGGGCAGCTCGTGAGCAATGATGAAGGATTTAAGATGGCGATAACGGATGCCTTTAGTACCAGCCTTAAAATGATCGGCGTTGCCGCAGCAATCTACGAGGGCAAATGGGACGGTTCGAAGTATAACGACCTACCGGAGACAGCCCAAAAAACACAAGCAGGGCAAGCCCCGCAGCAGAACAGAACGCCACCGCAAAAAAGACAACCGAATGCAGCGCCGGCGCAAAAACAGCAAGCAGCCCCGCAAGGCTTTGCGCAGAAAGGCGGAGAGGCAACACCGGATGAGCGGAAACAACTTGATAATATGTTCCGTTCCAGACATCCGAACGGCCAACCGGTTTTTACACGCGACGACATAGAAGCGTTCAGTGCTATGCGGAAAGACAAAACGGCGCAAGAGCTTATCGCTATCATCTATAACGAAGCGGTAAAGCGGTGCGAGAACGATGAGCCGCCGCGCGAAGATCTGTACTAAGGAACCGCAAACATGAAAAGCATCACGGTAACGCTGCATAGAGTTTTTAATAAAGGGCATCTCTGCTTTGAAATCCCTAACAATCCGGTAGACAAGGAAGGATTAAGACAAATCCTTTCTTATTGCCGCGATAAGAAAAACGATTATATCAGCGTTACCCTGACGCCTCCACGTCGGCCGCGTAGTACGGGAGACCACTCGCAAAACCATCATCTAAACGGGCATATCATGCAGATATGTGCAGAAACCGGCAACGATTACGAAACGGTAAGGCGAAGGTTAAAATGATCGCCTGCGAAAGTTTTGGCTATCCGTATACCGAGTTCCAGGGCGTAATCGTTCCGCAAGGTGAATCGAAAGCGAGTACAGAGGAATGCGCGCACCTGATAGAAGCAGCGCATTTATTAGCCGCTGACTTAGGCATTATCCTAAAAGAGGAATAACAGATGACAGAGCAGCAAGAAAAACAGCGTCGCTATGCACTGCCCAAAAGCGGCGGGGTATGTGAGGTATGCGGGCAGCGTCCTTTATGTGGAGCGTTGCAAGGGGCGCACCGGATCGGAAACACAAAATCAAACCGTGCGAAATACGGCGATTTTATTATCGACCATATTTTAAATATCGGTATGACGTGTAGTCTGCGGTGCAACGGTGCGCTTGACATTAGCCGAAACGAGGGCGCTTGTATTGCGCTTTGTAAAGCGATTTACGAGCGGGAGGCGCTCAAATATCAAACGGGTAGACAGTAGGCAGCTTTCGTTATTGTTCGATATCCCGTACTACAGCGAAGCGCAAACAGACAATCAAAGATTTATGAATATGCAAAAACGCTACATCATAGATAACGATACAAAAGCGCTCGCCGATATGTACCGGCTTGGGGTAAAAGTTGCGCTTAAAATGATTAACAAACTTTCAAACTCAAACCGGCACCTTCAAAGCCTTGCGCGGATGGAGCGGAGCGAGAAAGCGCATAGCGCCTCAAGCTACATTATCGAACAGTACTTAAAGCGGCCGACGTTCTACATAAAAAAAAGCTATACGGCATACCTGTATAAAAGAGTTCAGTACGAACTTTTTTATCATCGGAAAATCGACGCAGCGATTATCTACTGCGATATGACAAACGCGCTTTATTCATAGCGAGGGGGAATGTATGACACAGGCTTATTTAATTGCATATCGTGATAATGCGATACGGCAAATGAATTACTTCCATGAAGATGAGAATATGTACATCTTTTGGCGGAATGTGTATCGGCACTATCAAAATAAAATCGCAGAAATGCGACACGCTGTATTCTTCGTTCGTAATGAAGAAAGCGGAAGAATTTAACGACTCTGTAAGCGGGTTATAAAACAAATAGTACACGCCGGATGAGACGGCGAGGAGGTGTGTTATGGAAAAGGTCGCATTGCAAACACTTAACGGCGGTGCGGTGATCGACTTGTTCAATGCAGAGTATGAAAAACTACTTGCAAACGTGAACGATGAGAATACCAAGCCGGAAGCAGCGCGAAGTATCAAAATTGAGTTGAAAGTAAAACCGGAAAAGACGCGGCGAGTAGCAACCGTACATATATCGGTTACGTCTAGTCTCGCTCCGATTAAACCGGCGGAAACGGTCATCTTCTTTGATACCGACAATGGGGAGCTTGCCGCTTTTGAAGATGATCCGAAGCAGCAATCGCTCGATTTTAAAGCTGGCACAGTAGCTGCCATAGGAGGTTAAACGTATGGATTTTGGAAAAGAAGCAATCGAAAAGATTGAAAGTTTGGTAAGGGATAGTTTTACCGTACAAGTAGACGGAAAAACGTACAGCTCACGATGTTTGGAGCCGGTGTTGTATGAACCGAAAGCAAAAGCGGTTGACGTTGCAACGCTTACAGGGTTTGTCGATTTTGTCGAACGGAATATTGATGAACTTGATTTAATCAATTCCTATATTGCCGTTGTCGATGGCGCGGGTGCTGTCTACTTGCATTCCACTCTTTTAGAGCAGCGGCGAGAGCGTGAAATCCTTTTAGCAGCAACTCTTGACAGTAAGATGATATCGTTTCCGTTCGGAACTTTTATGCCGCAAGAAGATTTTATCATCAAATTACATTCCCTTTTTGAAAAGAAAGAGGGCGATGATTTTGATTACGTTGCGCTGATGGTTTCAAAAACGGTGCAAGCTGATACCGCCGATACGAACGATGACGGTATTACGCAGCATGTAACCGTCAAAAGAGGCATGAGCGGTGCCTTGAAAGAAAAGGGAGAGATAAAGCCGATTGTTCGTCTTTCTCCGTATCGAACATTCAGAGAAATTGCGCAGCCTGAAAGTCAATTTTTATTGCGTATCAGAACTGGTGATAACGGAGCGGTACAAGCTGCGTTGTTCGAAGCTGATGGCGGAGCATGGCGCAATGAAGCGCGCTTACGGATTGCCGCATACTTGAAAGAACATATCAAAGTATCGGTGATTGCTTAACACCTTTACTCCCTGCCGCTTTTATATCGGCGGGGAGTATTTCAAAATAAGTGAATGGATACGAATAAATGGAACGGATACAACTCTATCATGATTCATTTCAAAATTGGAAAGCGCACTATATAGAAAAAGCACAGCTCGTATTATCCGATTTACCGTACCAGCTCGGAGCGAACGCATACGGTTCTAATCCAAGTTGGTACATTGGAGGGGATAATAAAAATGGAGAAAGTAAAAACGCACGTTCTTCATTTTTTGACACCGATAGCAAGGCGGGTTTTAGAATTGCTGAATTTTTCCACTTCTGCAACAACCTTTTAATCAAAGAACCGAAAGCAAAAGGAAAGGCGCCGTGTATGATGTTATTTTGCGCATTTGAACAGCAATTTGAATTGATTGAAGCGGCAAAGCAGTACGGGTTTAACAATTATATCAATCTGGTGTTTCGGAAGAATTTTTCCGCGCAGGTATTAAAGGCGAATATGCGTATTGTCGGTAATTGCGAATACGGGCTCATTTTTTATCGTGATAAACTGCCTAAATTCAACAATAACGGCAAGATGATTTTTAATTGCATGGACTTTGAACGAGATACCGCAACGCCGAAAATCCACCCGACGCAAAAACCGCTTAAATTACTGGAACATTTAATCCGCACCTTTACCGACATAAACGATGTCGTAATCGATCCGTGCGCCGGAAGTGGCACAACATTACTCGCCTGTAAAAACCTCGGACGGAAAGGATACGGCTTTGAAATAAAGCGAGAGTATGTAAAAGGCTTTTATGAAAAGCTCTTGCCGCTTGCGCAAGGAGACCTCTTTATTCAAGCAGAATTAGAGGCGCAAGAAAAAGAAAGGCAAGCACGACGCGCAGCAGCGTTAATCAATGCGTAAACAATAAAATTTAAGGAGCTTAAAGATGGCGGAAGCTTTTATCTTTTATGAAACCTTTGCAAAACAATTAAAACTATTAGACAAAGAATTGCGCTATAGGTTTTATGAAGCGATTATTGAATACGGGCTTTATGGTACGGAGCCTGATTTTACGGGGCTTGAGGCATGCGCATGGCTTCCAATACAAGAAGCTATCGACAATGCCAAAGCCCGCCGCATAAAAAACACCGAAGACGGGAAAAGAGGCGGACGGCCTGAAATACCGCAAGAAATACAACAGGCAGTCTGTGAAGATTTACAAGCAGGGATGACGCAAAAAGAAACCGCTGAAAAACACGGTGTATCGCAACAAGTTGTATCAAAAATTAAAAAAGGGGTTTATGGTACCACGTACTATAAACCCTCATCAAATACCACAAACCTTAATGTAGATGTAGATGTAGATGTAGATGTAGATGTTAATGATAATGGTGATGGTGATGAAATAGCATTCCCGCCGGAAGAACCGGACGGGGATGTAAACCCTTCGCCTGTTAAAAAAACACACACAATTCCGGAACAAGCGGAGCGTTTAGCACACCTACTCTATGACCTTCACCGACAATCAGACCCTCATTTTACTACCAGTCAAAAGCATATTGAGCAATGGGCGAAAGACATAGAAAAGCTTAACCGCATTGATAAACGCAGCTATGAAGACATTGAAAAAGTAATCCGCTGGGCAAAAACGGCGGATAATTTCTGGTGCCCAAATATCATATCCGGCTCAAAATTGCGAAAAAAATACCCGCAGGTCTTTTTGCAAATGCAACAGCAATACGCCCGCTCCCCACCTGAAGGGAAGAATAAGCGGTTTGATTACAACGTAACCGGCGCTCAAGAAGAGATGCCGTTTTAAGCTCAAGGAGGAATTATGCGCACGTGTGAAATAAAGCAAGCAAAAAACTATATTCCACGCTTTCGCGGCAGAGAGGAAACCTTTCACTGCGAAAAACATGGGGATGTACAGGTAATGCACCTAGACGGATCGACCAAGCCGCCTAAATGCCCTTTGTGTGTACAGGATCGTGAAGAACAAAAAAAACGGGAAAAGTTTGAAGAACAGCGAATAAAGTGCCTGCTGAAAATCGGGATTCGAGACAAGTATTTTAACGAAAGCTTCAGCAGCTACAAGCCAGTAAATGAAAAAGCGGCGCAGTATCTTCACGACCTTTATGAACTTGCCAAAAATCCGCGCGATACGTTTGTTTTGATGTATGGGAACGGCGGAACAGGTAAAAGCCATCTTGCAAGTTCGGCGGCGATACTCAACAACGGAATATATACGACATGGGAACTTTTAGACCTAAGACTTCGATCAACGTATAACAGCTATGCAGCAAAGAAAACAGAATATCAGATGACGATGTATTTCTGTACCATTCCGTTTCTTGTTATCGACGAAATCGATAAGGGTAAAAACGAAGATGCAAAGATGCGCTGTTTATCGCTTATTTGCCGCGAACGGTATGAGCGCAATCGCCCGCTCTGGCTTGCGGGTAATTGTAATTATGAGTGGGTAAAAACAATGCTTGACAGTTCTGTTATTGACCGACTGAAAGAAAAGGGGAAGTCGTTCAATTTCTTCTGGGAAAGCTACCGGCCGAAGCTGCGGGAAGCAGAAGCGATTTAGAGAGGAGGTAAAGGAAAAATGATGGAAGAGCTATTATTTGATGTGAGACGTGCGGCTGCCGGTGAGTATGAACGGGCAAACAAACTACACCCATTGTTCCATTCATTGCATGAAGCGTATGGGGTTTTAGCGGAAGAAAAAACTGAAGCAAAAGAAGCGTTTGAAGAAACAGAAAGAATGTTTGATAGATTTTTTATGTGTATGCGAAAAGATAATTATAGTTCCGCAAATGATTATCTTGCTTACATCAAAAAGAATGCGATCGATTGCGCCGCTGAGATGGTGCAGGTCGCCGCTATGGCACAGAAAGCGATTGATAGTAATGCGGTGAAGGAGTAAACAAACAATGACAATCGAAGAAATGAAAGCAAAAGGGTTTAAGCGGTATTCGGCGTATATCCAAAAAACGATCACTACCAAAGAAGTAGAAGTTTGGGCAAAGAAAAAGAATGATGTCTTCGATATTCTTTTGGAAGCTACTAAAGACTTATCAAATATGGAATTTGAGAATTTGAGAAGCACAGAGGCTGTATATTTAGGACTATGCGAAAAAGAGATTGAATCTATTGCGGAAGCACAATCAACGGTAACAAGGCATAATGAAGATTTTTACAAAAGCGAGGAGGAATAAATCATGGAGATTAAAATAAAAATAGAAGGGAAAAGAGTTATTTGTGATGTGTCTGACAAGGAATGTGTAAAGCGTCCCTGTTTTGCTCCGCACCGCTATACCCATTACGGTCGCAGTATTGCTGGTGAAGATTGCAGTTATCAAGACAAAAAATATTCTTGCAGTACGAGAAATTATCATGGATGTCCTGACAAAGCGCTTTAAAGAGGGATGAAGGAAATGGTGAACAAACAAAAATACAATGAAATTTTTAAGCTAAAAGATATGCTTGAAAAAGCAAAGATACCTTTTGATTTTAGCGAACTGCACGGCGGTTTTCATATCGTGTATCCATGCTCTGATGGCGCGGTCTGCTCTGTCATTGAGCATACCTTTAGCTATGGTCGTCGGAAGGATTTACTTGAAATACAAGGTCTTATGACTGAAAAGGAAAGACTTGACACAGACGATGATGTGCTTGGGTTTTTAACTGCGCAAGATGTATTTAACCGTATTGAAAAGCACTATAAAAATGAGGAGGCATAAATCATGGAATTTGACAAATCGAGAGTATACACCGCGCTTAATGCGGATGAATTGAAGATTGGGAGTGAGTGTTTTTTTGCTGATACGATATTTCACCTACGAAAAGAAGTAACAACTTGGTTCATCTCAAGTACGCTTGAAAGAATAGAAAGCGACGATTTCACTGCACGCTTTGTAGACGAAGGTGGCAATCGTTATATCTATGCCTACCTTATCGAACCGCCCGCCGAACCGAAGTACAAGCCGTTTGAAAGCGTTGATAAAGCGATGGAAGCAATTAAAAAACACGGCGGATGGGTAAAAGACAAAACAACTGACGATTTAAAGTTAATTACCAGTATAGGTAAAATCTCCGACAGCGTAGCCTCAATAGGTGTGGGCGGAAGCTATTATACTTTTACAACCTTTTTAGATAGGTATGTTTTTGCCGACGACGGCAGCCCCTGCGGGGAATTGGTAGAGGAGTAAACGATGACGGATATTGACTTCACCATTATAGAGGAGACTAACGGTAGCATTTTTTCTCAACCAACAATAAAAGTAAAGCCTATTCTTAGTGTGGGGTATAATCCCATACATGATGTTTTTGATTCAGTTAGATGCGTTTGTCCTATTTGTAATGCTGCAAAAAGAAGCGTTGAGCTATCTATGAATTATAGCGGAATAGCCCAATGTCCTCGCTGTGGTGTTAATTTGGATTGGACGGAATATAAAGAAAAATGCAAAAAGTTAGGGATATGATATGACCTACCTGTCCGTCTGCTCCGGTGTTGAAGCGGTAAGCGTTGCATGGGAACCGTTAGGGTTTACGCCTATCGGCTTTGCAGAGACAGAACCTTTCCCTTGCGAATTATTGAAGCAAAAATACCCGAACGTCAAAAACTATGGAGACATTACGCAATATGAAAAATGGAATATCGGACAATTTGACATTCTGGTCGGAGGAACACCTTGCCAGTCTTTCAGTATTGCCGGAAAACGAGGCGGAACCGCTGACGAGCGAGGCGCTCTCATGTATGCCTATTTGGGAATTGTGGAAGCATACCGCCCCCGCTGGATTATATGGGAAAACGTCCCCGGCGTATTGTCCTCGAACAGCGGATATGATTTTACATCGTTCCTTGCCGGGTTGGAAGAATGCGGGTATGGGTGGGCGTACAGGGTGCTTGACGCTCAGTATTTCGGAGTGCCCCAACGACGACGTCGAGTCTTCGTTATCGGACATTCTGATAACAGGACAGACCTTGCCGCAAAAGTATTATTTGAGCCGGAAAGCCTGTGCGGGGATATTGCGGCGGGCAGCGAAGCACAAAAGGAAACTGCCATCTTTATTGGAAAAGGCGTTAGCTACTTCCGTCGCGGAGGAAACTACAAATATCACAAAGATAAGAAAGCCGCAACATTGAGGAGTGGTGCGGCATCCGATTGTTTCGATTTAGTTTTAGCAAGTGAAAAAAAAGATATACGCCGCCTTACCCCGCTTGAATGTGAACGATTACAGGGTTTCCCTGATAACTGGACACAGATTGAATGGCGCGGTAAGCCTGCCGAACAATGTCCCGACAGCCTACGCTATAAGGCAATCGGAAACAGTATGGCAGTTCCGGTTATGCGCTGGATTGGGGAAAGGATTAAACGAATAGAGGAGAAAACAAAATGATAGAAATAAATCTTGAAAAAGAACTGGAAATGTATTTTTACAATAAAGGTTTAGGAAGCGAAAGCGGAAAAGAAGCCTCTGATATGGCAGCATTTTTAAAAACATTACTGAACAAACGGTTGAAAGATATTGAAGATGTCGCAGAAAATATTATGGACGATATATTTACACTTAGAAATAGTCTTTTTAATAAAGGAAGCAATTAAAAGGATGGCAGGAGAAAATACTATGAAACAGAATTTTAATGAAAAAATGCAAAAGAGAAAGATATATAAAAAATGCCATTAAATAAATCAACAAATTAATCTAAAAACATCCTAAAAATCGCCTTGAACATGACTATAAGGGTATGGCATACAATGTTTTATCCGCTCAAAAAGCATTTCATAAATCCGAAATTCCGAAGGGGTAGGCATGGGCGGCAGAAAGAAAAAGCATTACAAAAAAGGCGAGATACTTACTGCTGTTAAAGGTTCAGGCGGCATTGTTACAACCATCGCTGCAAAGCTTGGCTGCGATTGGCATACGGCAAAAGCGAATATAGACCGGCACGAAGAAACACGGGAAGCGTATAGGGATGAGCTTGAAACAGGACTTGACCTCGTAGAGGGTAAGGCGTTCGAGCAAGCGCGGGGCGGAGACGGAGCAATGATCCGCTTTATTCTTGCAACCAAAGGACGGGCGCGGGGGTATGGAGACACCCCTCCGCCTGAAAGTACCGCTCCAGAAGATAACACGTTGAGGATAGAAATAGATGACACTACCGAGTAGTACCCTTTTTGCAAAAGTATACAATAGCGCATTTAAGGCAATTATGGCGCATAAAAAAGAGCGGTATACGTTTACCGGCGGGCGGGCAAGCTGTAAATCGTCGTTTATCTCGATTTGCATTGTCCTATTGATTGTCATGTTTCCAGACTATAACGCGCTCGTTATCCGAAAGACAGCAAACACCTTGCGACGCTCCGTGTTTGAACAGATTGTCTGGGCAATAAGGCTCTTGCATCTTGAGAACCGTTTCCAGATACCGCGCAGTCAAACGGCTGCCTTGCCGATTATCTACAACCGCGGAGGCGGCATACAGCAGCGGATATTATTTGCAGGCTGCGATGATCCGGAGAAAATCAAATCACTTAAAACAGCATCGGGGTATTTTGCTATTCTGTGGGTAGAGGAAAAAACCGAATTTTCAGCAAATGAATTGCAGAATATCCGTATATCGGCATTACGCGGCGGCAAGACATTTTATATCTTTGAAAGCTATAACCCACCGAGTGCTACACGGCATTGGTGTAATATCGAAGCGCGCACCCCCGATAGCAACCGCATGGTAATACACACCACCTATCTCGACATACCGGCAGCATGGCTGGGAGAGGCAATCCTGCACGATATAGCGCATACCAAAGAGACGAACGAGCGGGCATACCGGAATATCTACATGGGAGAGGCAACCGGTACCGGCTTAAACGTCTTTGAAAATATCAAACTACAACCGATTACGGATGATCAGATAAAGGCATTTGATTACCTATACCGCGGCGTTGACTGGGGCTATTATCCCGATCCGTTCCAGTATGTAGCAGTCGCATACAAAAAAGCAACTCTGTATGTTTTTGACGAAAAGCGGCTTTACAAGCACGGAAACATAGAAGCGTTCAACGCTTTAAAAGACTACATGAATAAACAGTATGACCGGTACCGGTTCGATACGCGGCAAAGGGGCGAAAAAGACAGAATAGCAATAGAGCGCATTACTGCCGATAGTGCGGAGCCGAAAAGCATCGCAGACTTTCGGGCGTTTGGAGCGGATATGCGCGGGGCAATAAAGGGAGCGGGTAGCAGGGACGCCGGTTTTAAGTGGTTGCAAGGGTTGGATGCTATCATCATTGATCCTGCGCGGTGTCCGCACGCCGCCGATGAGTTTACCCTCTATGAGTACGAAATAGACAAGCGAAGCGGAGACGTAATGACAGGATACCCAGACGGACAGCCGGATCACTGTATGGACGCGGTGCGGTATGCAATGGAAGCAGTGTACCGGCGAGCGGGGGCGTAAGATGACTATAGGGAGTAGAGACGCACAATGTTTGAAGCGATAAAAGGATTTTTTATGAACATACTTAACCTCTTTAAGAGTTACACCATCAAAGAAGTAACCGGTATCGATACGCATATTTCAAGCGTGATGTATGAGCGTATAAGGCTCTGGGCTGATATGGCCGCGGGGCAAGCTCCATGGAACGAGAAAGCTCCGCCGTGCGGTGTGCTTGACCAGATAGCGGGACGGCTTGCAATGATGGTATTGCGTGAAATTGCCATAGAAGTACGAAGCGATGCTATCAAACCCGTATTGGAGCATTTAGACGCAAACATCGATAAAGTCGTTGAGTATATTACACTTTTAGGCAGCGCTCTTATTCGGCCGATTTACAGCGCGGGAAAACTCCAATATGAAGCACTGCCATTAGGAAACTACTTACCGACAAGCTACGATTTTGACGGCACCCTTACCGGCGCGCTGATATTCAAGCAGATTGTAGACGGCAAGAAGCTATATTTATTGGTAGAGCAGCACACCTATAAAGACGGTGCGCATTCGGTTGAATGCACCCTATACCGTAACGACCTTGGAAGTATGCATAAGGTCAATTTAACCGATTGCCCGCAAACCGCCGACATAACCCCTGCGTATACATGGCAGCACGTCAAGCAGCCGATGATTATTGAGTTTCGCAATCACAGCACCAATAAGATTGACGGCTCAAATGTACCGGTTGCAATTATTGCTGGAGCTGAAAATCTGATCCGAGATGCAGACGAACAGTATGAGCGCATGAACTGGGAGCAGGAAGGCGGAGAGCTTCGGGTATTTGCCGACCGTGATATGTTTGAAAAGCGGGTGATAAGGGACGGCGGTACGGTTGGTGTGAAAATGACCGGCAGCCTCAACCGGCTTGTTACAATGATAGACGGGGATGGCAGCCCTGACGGCAAGAAGATTACCGAACACGCCCCCGACCTCCGCACCGCTTCACAAAATGAAATGTTTCAACAGATACTCCGCCGCATTGAGCTTACCTGCAATATCGGCAAGGGGACGATTTCCGATATGGAAAGCGTTCAGCAAACCGCAACGCAGTATTCAGGCGGCAGGCAGGAACTCTATGCAATCATTGACCGGATAGAAGACGAAATAGAAGTAAAGTACCAGCAATGCGCCGATGTCTTTGCGTATATGGCGGCCGCTTACGGCCTCGGGAGCAATGATAGCCATATTACCGTTACATGGAACGATGATGCTACACGCAAAGATATTGAGCGAGCAAAGATAACTAAAATCAACGAAATAAATGCCGGCATCTGCGATAAATGGGAATATCGGCGGGACTTTTTCGGAGAAGATGAATTGACCGCTAAAGCGAATGTACCGATTGAACCGGTTCAGTCAAGCCCTTTTGACTTAGCGTAAAGGAAGACCTAGGATGCTTTCTCCCCGCTACCTTGCCGGTCTTTCGGACGACCTCATCGAAATTTATTCACAACTTGAAATCGACATACTCCGCGATATGGCGCGGCGACTTGCGCGGGTAGGTAAAATCACCGAGGCAACCAAATGGCAAGCACAAGTATTAACAGAGGCGGGCGGATTAAAACAAGATATCGCGCGGATATTGCATAAATACGATAAGCGTATTGTTCAAGAGATACAGGAAATCTTTAACGACGCCCTGATAAAAAATGCCCGCGCCGACAATCGTATTTTTGCCGAAGCGACAGGCCGCACCATAAGCGATAACAATGCGCAAATGATGCTTGCGACAATGAAAAAAACGCATGAAGATTTATCACGTCTTACCCTTACCAGCGCCGAGGTAACGAACAAAACCTTTCTCAAACAGGCAAACAATGCGTATATGCAGGTAACAAGCGGCGCATTCGATTACGATACGGCAATGAAGATGGCCGCAAATGAAATAGCGAAAAACGGCGTAACAACAATGATAACCTATACGAACAATGCCAAGCCCGTAAGACGCAGCCTTGAAAGCGCGGTTCGTATGAATATCCTAACAGGTGTCAATCAAACCGCTTCACAGCAAACGATGGATAACTGCGAGGCACTCGATTGCGATTTAGTAGAGGTTACCGCGCATATAGGCGCGAGACCTGAACATGAAGAATGGCAAGGCAAGGTATACAGCGTAAGCGGCAAAAGCGAAAAATACCCGCCATTTAGTATATGTGGCTATGGAGAGGCGGACGGTATTTGTGGTATCAACTGCCGGCATTCCTTTTATCCGTATTTTGAAGGGATGGAAAAACACTACAGCCAAGACGATTTAGACGAAATGAGCAAGGAGACGGTAGACTACAACGGCAAAAGCTACAGCCGCTATGAAGGGGAACAGCAATTACGGCATATTGAACGGACAATACGACACTACAAAAAAGAAGCAGCAACACAGGATGCAATGGGAATTGATAACACCGCCGCCCGCCGTAAAATCGGCGAATGGCAGGCAAAGGCGCGAGACTTTACCGAACAAACCGGTATTAGACGCGACAGGGCGAGAGAGTATATCGGAATGCCGAACGGAGAAAAACAGCCGAAAGCATTGCAACCGCAAGTAGTGCACGTATTTACACAATCACAGCCGGTCAATCAAACGGTTGTCCAAAAGATAGCGGACATGAACGCCAAAGCCGATACCTTCTATGTTGCAAGCAGCAGCCTAGATGATCTTGTTACAAAAGCGCAACATACGCAAACAATGACAACTATACAAAAAATACAGCCGGTAGAAGGAAAGGATTTAGCAGGGAGATTATTTGTTAAACGAGACCTCAAAGATATAAACGAGGTATTAAAAGCGCAAGGCTTTGACGGCAAGCCAACTGTTCTCAATAAAACCGAATTTTTAAAGGCTGTAAAAGATGATACCTTTGTAGCGCAACGGACATACACGGCACCAAGCAAAGAGAAACTCGATGAGTATATCAATATGTTGCGAAGCGGCGATTTTTATGTCGATTGTAGAACAGGCGGCAGGGCGCATGGAAAAGGGATGTATGCAGCGGCGGATTATACAAAAGGTAAAGATTTGCGCCGTGTGATTGATGAGATGACGCATTATCAAAATCTCGGAGCGATCCAGCGCGGAGAGCATTACACCATGACCGAAACACTGACAATAGATCCGAGTGCACGGATCATTGATGAAGCGAATGTCGTAAATGAATTTATTTACCGATATACGCAAGAGCTAAAGGCTCAAGGCTATTCAACAAGAGAAATAAACGATAAAATCATTAGTAACGGCTGGCGGAATCGTGATAAGGGTGTTCTTGCCTCGCTTATGGGATACGACGTAATACGAGCAATCCCAAGTCCGTTCCGTGCTGATTACATGGTTATATTAAACCGTACAAAACTCATTTTACTAGGAGGAAGCGAATGAGCAAAGAAAATCATATAGGCATAAGATATTCAAAAGACGGCGACATTGAAACATACGACACACGGACGGGGCAAACAACCGGACATATCTCAACAATGGGAAATATGATAGAAGAAACGCAGGAAGATAGAGAGCGCTACGAAAAAGAATGGGAAGAGGCAATGAAAAAGCATGGCTATGAATACCACCGTCGACGGACAAAATAGCAAAGCTCAAAAACAACTGTAAATATTTATAACAAAAAAAATAAAACTTTTCTCTTGAAAACCTGCATTTTTTGCAGGTTTTTTCATTTCAGCCTAACTATAAGGGTATGAGAATAATCACAGATGAATTATATGCCGCGCTTATTGCGCATTTAGCAAAAGATGAAAAGGTATCGCTTTTTCAACAGCTGCTATTAAGTAAGCCGATTGAGCAAGGCGATACGCCGCCTAGTGGAACGCCTGGAAGTGATGATGAGGGGGCGGCTTAAATGAAATATACAAAAGGAATTCCGCGGGGCAATATCGGAGCGAGCAAATGGAATGTAGATGAAAATATTGCAGCAGGTCAAGGGCTATTTTCAATGCCTCCTGATAGAGTTTCGATGGTTACTGTTTCGGTTCATATCCCTGAAGGACATGCCCGTTTTACTATTGAAACAACTTATAGCAGCCCTTGGAGGATTGGGCAAGACGGAACCGGCGGCTACTGGGATCCTCCGGACGAAACCCATACCGAATATACAGAGAATACAAACATTACCATTGCCAGCACAGTAACAGGGGTACGGGTTACCTGCCTAGAGGCTGACAAGATAATCAACGTTTGTTTTGCGGGGTAGGCTATGCAATACGGAAACATCATACCACCAATATACCCGACGGGGGTATTTATCCAGAGTATCGAACAAACTCAAACCAGTACGGAAGCAGGCGGTAAAAATATTATTGCCGTAACACTTACCAATCACACTCAGCAGCATTTTGAAATCCTTAACGGTGCAAAAGGAGACACCGGAGACGCTGCGGGCATTAAAGAGATTACCGCATCTATTGATAATGGCATCGGCGTTCCATCCGTTACGGTAACTGCAACCGGTACCGGAGCTGAAAAAACCGTACACTTTGATTTTAAAAATCTGAAAGGCGAAACGGGTAATGTCGCACTTACCGAAGAAGTAAAACAGCATATAAGCCAAGCTGTTTCGTCAGCGAATCAGTATACCGATGGTGCAATTGAGAAGGCAAATCAGCGCATTGACACCGGCGATACCAATACATTGCAGGAAGCTAAAACTTATACAGACCAGCAAGTACAGGCCGAAGCGCAAGCAAGAGTACAAGGGGATGCAAGTATGCTTGCCGATGCTAAGCGTTATATCAATGATTTGTTAATCAAAATCTTTCAAAACGGCTATATCCAACGGCCGGGGATGCCGAGCCCATTGGAAGATACAAGCCTTCATTTCGAGGGCTATAGTTGGTACGAGGTCAACTATGACGGTAACTTTTTTAGAGCGAAAGGGCGAAATGCTAAGGCTTTTAGCTCTAAAAAATTGACGATAGAACAAATCAGGAATGGCGATTATATCTTTCAAGATGATGAGCAAGAGGATGCTGTCAGGAATATAAAGGGCAGTTTTAAAAAAGGACAAGGGGGATATGAGAGTTTTGATTATACCGGCTGTTCTGGTGTTTTTCAAGCAAGCGATAACCATAGAACAAATGACACTGCCACAGGTGTGACAGTGTCGCGGTATGATAATACCAAGCAAATTATTTTTGACACATCAAAAGATCCAAATCTAAAAACAGCCGAAGAAAACCGCTCACGCAACTTAACCTTTACAATCTGGGCGTTGGTAAAAGACGAATAATAGGAGACTATACAATGGAATTTGTAGAGCGTTTGGAAATTAAAGACAATATTATTTTAAGACGAGTAATAGGGGCGAAACCGAAGCAGGAAAAAGAAGGAATAACTTATATTTACGGCTCAAACTTTCAAGCCAATATCGGCGATGATATCCGTATGTACAGCGATATACAGGCAGGTATTAAAAAGCCGCTTACGCAGCTGGTTAAAGAAGGTCTCGTATCAGTGCCGGAAGGTAAAAAACTCAATGAAGCCGGCACTGACTTTGAAGATATGAGCGAAGCCGAAAAGGTTGCAGCCGGTCTTATTCAGCTCAAGGCCGATGAAAAGGTCGAGGGTGCTTACGTCGTCAGAAAGACTGAAAAAGAACAGTACGATGCAGGGCTTATCAGCAAGGAAGAATATAACGCATACATTGACCGTCAGCGAGAAGCCGCCTACCGGTTGGAAGCCGATCCGCTCGGTATGCAGGCACTGCGCGGAGACATAGATAAGGCCGTATGGCTTGAAAAGATAGCGGAAATAAAACAGCGCTATCCGAAGGTAGAATAAACCATGAGTATAGAGGCACTCCAGCATAAAGAGCTCATCGTCCTCTGCGTTATCGCATTGGCCTTTATTTTGATGATGAAAAAGGGCGGGAAATTTTCGATCTTCGGGCAAACAGTAGAAGTACCGGTCGGGAATAAAAAACAGACCGTGGACACAATCGGGCTTATGTATCTCATGAAAGATGCCTGCGAGCGGATAGAGCTGCTCCGTAAAGAACGCGCAGAAGATATATTGCCGGACATATCGTATTTATTAACCGGCATCAGCAGTCTTCCCTGCTGTATGTATCGAGCAGAGGCGATCCTTAATAAACGGTTGTACAAAAACGGATTTGAAGATTTAACCGCTCAGACGGTTAACGGCTATATCGAACAACTGAACGAGGAACTCTATAGCCATCTACAGCGCGAAATACACAACGCGGGACGATGCACCGCGCACCCGCCTGAACCGATAGAAAAGAGCAAAACATACGCAATAGCAAAAGAGTTCACCCGCAGGGCAGCAGCGATTTATTTGCGTGAGGTAAAGAGCAAGGTGATGATGTATGAGTCCTACCAGCCGCTTTTTGAAAAACTGGGAGATGCTATCCGTGTTGAATTTTGCAAAGAAAAGCGAGAAAAGAAAATAAAGCAGGCAGAACAACTGCTTGAAGTGTTAGAAAAATTAAATACTTAAAAACCATTAGGGAGGTTTAACGATGGGAGTGATACGGGATATTGATCGACTGCAGCCGGAGCTGGCGAAGCGGACACGCGCTTTTTTAGCCGAACTGAAAAAGCGCGGTATAGAGGTAATCGTCCTTGAAACAGATCGTACGGTTGATACGCAGACGGCCTATTATGCGCAAGGGCGCAAGCCGCTTGAAGAGGTGAACGCACTCCGCAAAAAAGCGGGGTTGTACCTTTTAACGGAAGCAGAGAACAAGCGTATCGTAACAAAGACGACGCAGTCAAGGCATTTTGGCGGCAATGCCGTTGATATTGCGCCGGTAAAAGACGGCCGCGTCTGGTGGAATGCACCGGAGCAAGTCTGGCAAGAAATCGGCACTATCGGTGAAGAATGCGGGCTTGACTGGTGCGCAGGCGGATACGGACAGGTCTGGGGCAAGGGCTGGGACAGCCCGCACTTTGAACTTATGAAGGAATAGCGGTGTATAAATGAAATTATTGTTATTACAAACATTAAATCAACTGATTTTTTATATCTTTTTTCCATTCACAATAGCAGGACTCATTTTAGAATTTAGTTTAATACCCTTTATTTGTTTTGAAGATAAACTTGATTCTTTTTATCGTGATGAATATTGGAAAGTCAAAAAGAACAAACAAAAACGAATATTCTTATTTTTATTATGGGGATTTAAAAATATGATAGCTTTGATTTTCTTCCCGATTACTCTTATAGAATTTATTCTAATGCATCTGTCTCAGCCTTTTATGGATTTTCGAGATGCCATTGAATGTCGTTGCTGTATTGAAGTACGAAAACAATGGGAAGAAAAACAAAAAGGAGCGGTAAATGAATGAAAAGAATGTTTTTATTGTTTGTAGTATCTGTTTTTTGCTGCTTACTCTTTCCAGTTGCTGCACTGGAGCAGCAGTACACGATAACGGAAACGGAGCTTATCAGGTTAGAGAGCATATCGGAGAACTTAGCGATAAGCAGGCAGAATCTGCTGTTACAGGCGAGCGGCTTAGCGGAGCGATTGAGGGCGCAAGAGAGCAAAGCGAAAACCTTAGCGGCGAGCTTACAGCAAGCAGAGAACAAAGCGAACACCTTAAACAGTCAATTACAGACGGAGCGGGATACCTTGAAGAATTTGCGGACATCCTACAACAAATCCGAGCAAGAGGCGGCCGAAACAATAGCGAAAAAGCAAGCCCTAATTGACGAAAAAAAAGACACGATCCACCGGCTGACAATTACCGTTATAATGCTTTCAACAGCTCTTGTTGGAGCTATCGTTTTTGCAATCGTAAAATTAAAAAGATTTTTTCCGTTTTTACCGTAAAAACACACCGGAAGCCTAACTATAAAGGTGTAATGCGCAGATGCTGACAGGCGCGTAATAAAAAGATCAGCACTCACAATCGGCGGGCAACGCCGTAAAACGATGCGTAACGTGAAGAACACAAAAGAGGAGATGTATGAAGCGAGAATTTTTAGAAGGGCTTAACCTTGAATCCGCCGTTATCGACCAGATTATGGCAGAGAACGGCAAGGATATAGAGCGCGAAAAACAAAAAACGCTCGCCGCTCAAGAAGAGGCCAAGGAAACTAAGGCGCAGCTTGAAAACGCGAATAAAACGATTGAAGGTTTTAAAGACTACGATCAAACGAAGGCCGATGTTGAAAAGTACAAAGCGGAAGCGGAAACGGCAAAAAAGGAAGCGGCAGCAAAAATCGCAAGCCTTGAGAGAACCGCGCACGTAAAGGATTTTTTAAGCGACAAAAAATTTGTTAACGATATTACCCGTGATGCCCTCGCGGCAAAGCTCACCGAACAGCTCGGCAGTGAAGAGGCGAAGGGCAAATCGCTTGATGATTTATTTGCCGCCCTTACGAAGGATCAAAAAAACATCCTTGCCGACGATACCGCTCCCGCACCACCGGTACAAGGCAGCATGAAAGGCGGCTCGCACGCAGCCGATGAGCGAGCTGCAGCACGGGCGGTAATGGGCTTACCGCCTGAAAAAGACTAGCCTCAATAAGGAGAAGAAAAGAACATGGCTAATACTATTTTAACCTTTAAGAAGTACATCGATCAACTTGACGATGTGTACAAACTTTCGTCCAAAACGGCCGTATTGGAAACAAACCCCGCGCTCATAACGCAAGGGGCAAACGCCGGAGAGTTTGTCATTCCGAAGCTGGATATGGACGGACTGGGCGACTATAGCCGTAATGATGGGTATGTCTCCGGCGGTGTTGACCTTAAAAACGAAACGGTCAAATGCGACTTTGACCGCGGGCGGCGTTTTACCGTTGACACAATGGATAACGAGGAAACGGCAGGGGTCGCATTCGGACGCCTTGCCGCCGAGTTTATCCGTACCAAGGTTACCCCTGAACTCGATGCGTATCGGTTTGCAAAATACGCACTGAAAGCAGGAACAAAGAAGGCTGCCGCGCTCGCCGATGGAGTGGCTGTCATGCAAGCGATCACCGCGGCGATCGGTACGCTCGATGATGCAGAAGTGCCGGAGGAAGGGCGCTTCCTTTTCCTTACCCCCGCGCATTTTAACGCTATTCATTCGCTTGATACCACCAAGTCAAGAGAGCTTTTAGCGACGTTTGAAAAACGCATTATCAAAGTTCCGCAAGCGCGGTTCTACACTGCTATTGACCAGCTGAACGGCAAGGGCAGCGGAGAGGAAAAAGGCGGGTATAAGAAAAACACCGGTGCGAAGGATGTCAACTTTATGATCATTCATAAAAGCGCTCTTATCCAGTTTTCAAAGCATGTCGTTGTAAGCATTTTCAGACCTGAAGAAAATCAGCTTGCCGACGGCTGGGCGTTCAATTACCGCTCGTACGGTATTGCCGACGTGTACGAAAACAAGAAGAACGGTATCTACCTGCATACGGCAGCGTAATGGAAAAGAGGCGGGCGGTAAACCGTCCGCTCATTCGCCCTATTAAAAGATTTAAAAGGAGGCAATAAGAATGCGTACAGTAGGATATATCCCCGAAGAGGGCGCGAAGCAGAAGGTAACGAAGCAGGGCGGAACACCGACACCGCCCGAACCGCCGGAGCCGAAAGACGATCCCGTCAAAAAGGGCGGGAAAAAGGAATAAGCAATCAATGACTCCCTTTGATAAAGTAACCTACGATTTTTACTCGGACGAATTAGGGCGAGCGGTTATCCCATCAGCGGCGGAGTTTAACACATACCGCCTAAAAAACGTTCTCTTTGTCAAAGGGTTATACGACGATGGACTTATTGTAGAGCGCGAGACGGATGGCATCGTAAAGGCTACCTGTATGATGATTGAAATAGATTATCAGGAAGGGGGTAGCGACACCGTAACGACGAGCGAAAGCATCGGCGGGTATTCATGGAGCGGCACAAAAAAGAGCGGCGAGGCGAAAAAATACGAATGCTTGAAGCTCTTTTGCCATATCACCGGCGGAGTGCGATAGGAGGTAAGGCGATGATAGGCAAACACCTTTTAATCCATTCCTGTACCGTGCAAGAGGTAAGCGGGTTAAACCGCGACGGCGGCGCGGAGTATGGAGAAAATATCTTACTCGAACACGTGCGGATAGTGCCGGCGTACAGCGTAAGGCGCGGAACTGTTGGTGAAGAAAAGGACGACAAATTACTTCTTTTTATCGACGGGGTAAACAGCGCCCCGCGCGGGTTTATACCTAAAACCGACAGCGCGGTATTTTGGCAAGGGCAACAATACACCGTCCGCGCCGTAACTCCATGCTACACCGCTGGCAGAGGTTCGCTGGTGCATCATTGGGAGGTGTCGCTTGTATGACGATTGAATTTAAAGTAAAGCGGCTTGACCAAGACGGCAAAATCATAAAAGCGAATGTCGTACAACGCATTGAAAGTGTGCAAGGCTACCTTGATTACCTTGTTGTTAAAGACAGTAATTATTTTTGTCCGCTTGAAACGAGCGTCCTACAAAAGTCGGCTATCATCAATACAACGATGGGGAGCGGGCTTTTAATCTGGCAGACACCGTATGCACGGGCGCAGTATTACGGGGAGGGTTTTGACCACAGTAAGCAGCGCAACCCGAACGCGTGCGCGAAATGGTTCGAGGCGGCAAAGGCGCGATGGCATTCAAAATGGGTGAGGTTTGTTAATGAAATGCTTAAAAATAGCTGAACGAGTTAATCAGTGGGTTGAAAAAAAAGGGCTCATTCCTTTTACCGTCTATAACGACCTTATTCCTTACGCCGACAAAGACGGGGCAGCGCTCCGGCACGATCCAGCCCCCGCAGCACAGCAACGCTATACCGACGGCTCACGCTTCGTGAAATGGAACCTTACCTACTATATCCGCTGTAAAAATGCCGAAAAAGCCCGCGAGTATGCTTATACCATTACCAGTGCTTTAGACGGAGTGGAGATAGAAGGGGAAGATGTAGACATTACATGCGAAGCGCTCACCTTGCCGCAATTTATCGGTAAGGATGATAAAGACTTTACCACCTACAGCGCAGCGATTGCCTGTAGTTATCTGGAAGAATAATGCCAAAGAGGAGGAAGAGAAAGACTATGGCAAAAAAGAAACTGGTACGCAAAACGCACGTTGTGCCGTTTGTCAACGTAGGAACCGACAGCGCACCCGATTGGCGGCGTATTGAAAAATCAAAGACGTTCACCCTTTCGACCAATCCGCAGGTAAAAACCTACGATTACATTTCAAGTGATATACCGGAAGAAGAGATCACCGGATATCAGCCGAGCCTTGCGCAGAGTATCACCATGTGGAAAAACTCCGATGACTATGAAGAGTTTTTCGGTATGCTCTTTAAGTTGCCGACGGGTGAAAACGCACACCGCGATGTAATGGTCGCTTTTTACCAAGAAAAGGGGAAGAACGGCAGCGACGATGTTTACAAGGCATGGAAGGTTGACGCCTTAGTAAAAATCAGCCAGATGGATACGGTAGACGAAAGCATCAATTTTGACCTTTCGTTCAATAAAATCGTTATCGGCGCTCTTTCCTTTGCAAGCGGCAAGCCCGAGTTTATCAAAGGCGACTGGGCTGGCGAAACGTTCACCCCCGCAACATAAGGGCGTTTAGTGATCGATTTAACCAAAGCAAAGCTCCCCGAAGCGATAGAAGTTTCGGGGGCTTTTTACCGCATTCATACCGATTTCCGCTATTTTATCCGTTTGGAACAGGTGCTCAATGAGAAAGGCATGAAGCCGAACGACTGCGATTTTATGTTTATTCAAGAGTTACCCCCCGATAAAATAGAAGGCATAAAGGCGCTTGTTGCTTTTATGAACCCGCCGCACACTTTACCCCGCAAGAGTAAGCGCGAGGATGCAGGCGCGCCGGTACTCGACTACACCCTTGACGCCGATTTAATTTATGCCGCCTTTATGCAGCAGTATCATATTGATTTAAGTACCGAGCCTCTCCATTGGCACCAGTTTAGCGCACTGTTAGCAGGCTTACGGGACACCAAGTTAAATGATGTTATCGGTTTTAGGCTCTGGGAAAACACGAGCGGTAAAAAGGACGAATACACCCGCGCAATGCAAAAGCTCCACGACGCATGGGAAATTGAAGTAAAGGATGAAGAAGAAGATGCCGCTCTTGCCGAGTTTGAAGCAAGGCTGAACGGCTTGCGGAAAAAGAAAAAAGGAAAAAGATAATGGCAGACGGTAGCGTAGAAATTAAAACTGAACTGGGTACCGAAGGCGTTGAAAAAGGCGTCAAAAAAATCAATCAAGAAATAAGCAAGATTGAAAAAGAAGCGGAAAAGACGACGAAAAAAACGGCGGGAAACTTTAAAAAGCTTGACACCGCTATGCAGGAAGCCGCCGGCACCGCCTCAGGCCTTGCATCGAAAATCAGTAACGCCGCATCCGCCGGTAGTGTGTACGTTGCCGCGGCCGTCGGGGCAATCGCCGCAACAAAGAAAATCGGCGAGGTAATGCGTGAATGTACCGACGCATTCCATGTACAAGAAGATGCCGAAAACGCCTTAGCGATTGCCGCGCGGAACAACCCGTATTTAGACGGGCAAGCAGTCGCAGGATTAAAAGCATTCGCAAGCGAATTGCAATCGGTGAGCGAAATCGGAGACGAGGTAAGCCTTAAGCTGATGGCTCAACTCGCGGCAACGGGGCGCACGGAATCGCAAATTAAAGACATTATGAAGGCGGCCGCCGACTACGCAGCAGGAACCGGCACCGATATACAAAGCGCGGTACAAACCTTAAATGCCACTTTTTCAGGGCAGGCCGGTGCCCTTGGAAGACAGATTGAAGGTATAAAAAATCTTACAGACGAACAACTTAAAAACGGAGATGCGGTAAAGCTCATCTCAAAACACTATAACGGCTTAGCCTCTGAACTTGCTAATGTAAAAGAACAGGCAGAAAATGCAAAGGGAGATTTCAAAGAGATGGTCGGCGCCCTCATAGCTCCGGCCGTTGATCTTTGGGATCGTTTCTGGAAAGGGTTTTATGAAAAAGGCGCCGCCGCAATGAAATGGCTAAAAAAACGGCTTGACTTTATCAATACTGATAACGATGCTTTTTTGCATAATATGCTTGAGCGGATGGATTATGATCCTGTAAAGGAAGCAGAAAAGCAACGGAAGCGAGATATGTACAAACCCGATCCAAACGATGCGCTTGACAGCGGAGCGGCGGCATATAAAGCGGTTGAAAAATGGTATAAAAAAGCAACGCCTACAAAAAGGCTTGAAGATTCTTCTATTGAGGAGCTTGAAAAAATAATCGAGCAGCTACAGTTAAAAACAGAGCTTGCGGGGAAGCTGGGAGAAAAAGAAAAAGAACTTTTAGAAAAATCGACGGCACTTTTAGCACAAAAAGAAAAAGCCGAAAAAGATAGAATTGCAACCGAAAACGCCGCAGCAAAAGCGGCCGAAGATAAAGCAAAAGCACAAAAGACCGCCGACGATTACGCAAAAGCAAACAATGAGCAGCTAGAAAAAAACATTAAAGCCCTTGAGCTTGAAGCAACGGCAAAAGGTGAAAACGTCAAGGCGCAAGATCTTTTCAATGTCTATCTGAAATCTTATATCGACTTACTTACAAACACGGAAGGAAAAATCAAAGAGGGTTATCCTGTTGCACAAAAGCGATTAGAGCAGGTAAACAAGGCGAAGGCGGCGGTTGATGCGCAAACGGATGCAGAGAAAAAATTAAAGGCTGCGATTGAAGCAACCCATGCGGTAATGAACACCCTCAAAGACATGAAAATAGCACCGACGCCGCTAGAGGGATTCGACGAGCAGCTTGCGCAATATAAAACCCTGCGAGATAAAATAAAGGGCTTAGATGACGCAACAATCGAAAAAGCGCAGGAAGGAAACGATACAAAATATACGAAGGAACAGCTGTTAGAGCAGTTGAAAGAAAAAGAGATTGCCCTTGAAAAAGAAAAGATACGGACAATCGCCGGTATGCAGAAAAGCGAAGAAGAAGCATACCGCGATCGGCAACGGCAGCTTTTAGACCTTAAACGAGCAATCGATGCAAGCGAGGTTTTAAGCGAAGAAGAAAAGGAAAAAGCGAAAGCAGAGATAGACGAAAAGTATGCGCAAGCAAAAATAGAGCGCGCCCGCACCGTTATGGAGCAAGTCAATCAGTACACGCAGCAAGCCCTGCAGGTTGCGCAAGATGCCGCAAAGCTTATGCTTGAATCCATTCAGAATGAGCAAAAGCTAGAACTTGCAGCCCTCGACGAAAAGTATGAAAAAGGCGAAATGTCCGAAACCGAGTACACCGCGAAGATGAAAGAGATAAAAAAGAAAGCGGCACAAGAAGAATACAAAGTTAAGATGTTTCAATGGACGGCTTCTATGCTTGCCGCCGTCGCAAATATTGCAGAGGGAGTAAGTAAAACGATTGCGCTTGGCTTTCCTATCGGGCTTGCCACCGCGCCGATTGTTGCAGCGGCCGGCGCGGTACAAATTGCTTCTATCGTCGCAAGTAAGCCGATACCCCCGAATTTTGCACACGGCGGTATAGTGGGAGGCTCCAGCTATTACGGAGACAACGTCAACGCGAATGTTAATTCAGGCGAGATGATTACAAACTTTCCGCAGCAGAAACGATTATGGGCAATGCTCAACGGAGAGAAGCAATATAAACCCTCTTTTCCTATCACCGTCAACAATACGCAGTCAAACCGTGTCAGCGCGTATGCCCAAGAGCAAAACGGAGAAGTCTTTATAGAAATTATCGATAAGCATATCAATAAAGGCTTTGCAGACGGCACGTATGATAAAGGCTTTGCCGGTATGCAAGGACGAAACGCGGGGGTAAATATTCAATGATAACCTTTCCCTTTTCCATTACGAAACTGTACGGCGTTCAAACCGGATACGTCGATAATGCCGTAAAGCAGCAATATGATTCAGGGCGCGTCGTCGCATGGCAAAAAAATACAGTGGTAAAGCGCAAGTATGCCGTATCCTGCTCCGTAACACGGGCGCAGGCTCAAGTTTTTGACGAATGGTACACCAAAACCCTCGGGGGTAACGGGCAGCCCTTTAGCGCCCCGAACCTCGAAGGATCGGGAGTACAAACAGTATACCGGATGGATAGCCCGCCGACGATTGAGGGGCAAGCGTATAAAACAATATCGATGGAATGGATAGAAGTATGACAAAGGCTGAACTGTTTCAATCGCTGTCGCAAGGCGGTGCGTATGCCCTGCCGTATTTAATTACAATCCACCATCCGAACGTCGGGACGGCGCACTATATCAATAATAATGAAGACGTAACCTATCACGGGATAACGTATGAAGCAAGCGCCTTTAAATACACCCGCCCTAAAACAGTCGGCGGCGTCCTGCAGAACGGAACCCTTGAAATTACCGGCGTTAAAACATGCGCCCTCGATATGGTAGAAGCAAGCGATGAGCTATTCACCGTTGACGTTATCGGTGTACTCGACGCCGCAGGGGCTATAACACCGATTCGGTACTTCCATCATCAATACGGTACCGTTACCACCGACAACGGTTTAAAAGTTGTTATCTCGTTTACTAATGATGATAGGCTTGAAATGAATTTCCCGCCGTTTATATTTGATGCCGACAATAACCGCGGAAACGCGTAAAAGAATGACTATAGTAGTATGATAGAAGTAAATGATTTAATCGGCGCATCGTATAAAGACCACGGGCGGGATAAATCAGGTTATGACTGTTACGGTCTTTGTATCGAAGTCGCCCGCCGCGCGGGGTACCGCTTAGACGACGTGTACTATGAAGATCACAGCGTACATTTAAGCCATCTTTATGCGCCGACGCTTAACGTGCATAAAATCGACACACCAAAAGAGGGCGCGCTTTTAGAGATGGAAACACACACGGAATCGGGGACAGATTTACATCTCGGCGTCTGTTTAAACGAAACCGAATTTATTCACATGACGCGGCTCGGCTGTCGGGTTAATCGCATCGGAACTTTTAAAATAAGGGGCATTTATGGCATTGATACACGTTTATAATAGCATCGGGCAAGACGTAACAACGTATGAAGCAAGCGGCGTTTTAAAAGATGCGCTCACCAATATCGACTGGGAACACGCCCTTATTTTGAAAGCAGGGAAAGCTATTCCCTGCGATTATGAAGCGCAGGATGATGACGTTATCTTTATCAGAAAACTGCCCAAAGATCCCGTTTCAGCTCTGATTGCAGTCTCTGTTGTGCTTGCCGTTGCCGGTATTGCAGCCGGTGTCGCTGTCGGTGTTAAACTGTACCAGCAGCGGGAGCAGCTTGAGGCATTGCAGAAAGCGCAGAAAAACGCAAAGGCAAAGAACGCTATAGAACGGCTCCCTTTTGTTAAAGGCGCGCAAAACAGAGCCGCAACCGGTCAATATTTCCCGTATACGATCGGGGAGTCTTTGTTCACTCCCTACCTTTTATGCCCGCCACATTACACCATTGAAGGTGCGCGCGGAGAAGATCAGTATTTAAACCTTGTCTTAGAATGCGGCTTTAATGATATTCTTATTAAAAAGCTTCAAATGAAAAGCACGTCCGTTAAAACATGGAACACCGAAACCCCGCAAAACGGCGTATTCAATTTTGATGCCGGTACCTATTATGATAGCCGCAACCGTATCGAAATTAGGCAGACCGGAGATTTTACCATCGATGCCTTTAATAAAAAGATTATCGGCGTAAGCGTAAATAAGCAAATCCCGCACGAACACGCAGGGGAGGATGCGGAAGAGAACGCGCGCATTGAAAAAGAATGGAAAGCGGGCGTCGTTCAGGAATTAGCGTCAAACCCTATGGCGGTAGAGGTTATTGTTCTTTTTGACGGCCTCCGTAAGTTTGAAGAGGATGTGTGGAAATCGCAAAGCGTAACACTTCAGGCAGAATGGACAAACAACCCCGAAGATGCGGAGCCGACATGGAACGCCTTTGATTCAGGGTTTGTCCAGAATGGTACCGTCTCGAATACATTTGAGTATAATACGAAAAAGCAGATGCGCTATTGCGCAACGCAAACCTTTACCGCTTCCCAAAGTTATGGAAAGAAAATCAGCGTAAGAGTTAAGCGCGTTACACCAAAGGCAAAGAGTAACAGTCAAGAAAATATTATTCTTTTGGCCGTGCAGACGGCCTGCTACGATGCGAAAAAGTCAAGCGCATCAGCATTAGTCGCCGCACAACTGTTAGAAGCCGACAAGCGCGACAAGTGTACAAGGATCGGTATCCGTGTTGTCGCGAATGAAAACACCGCCGATATGCTCGATAGCTTTTCCGTTATTCAATCCGGCCTCGCCCGCGTCTGGGATAAAACCGCAAAGAGCTGGAGCGCTTCAAAAGTGCCGACACGGAACCTCGCTTCATGGGTACTTGAAATCCTTACCAGCCCCCACCATAAACCGAGTCAATACGCCGATGATGAACTTGACTTAGCTTCTTTCGGCGCATGGTATGAATACTGCGAAAAAGAAGGTTTTTATGCCGATGGCGTTATCACCCGCGGTGAGAAAAAGAAAAACACGATCGATACCCTCTGCCAAAACGGAAACGCCGCCTTAATCTATAACGAGTTTACCGGCAAGATTGAAGCGGCAATCGATAACGGCCGCCCGTATTCGGTTGCGCTCCTTAACAGTGAAAACATTATCAGTATCCAGACAAGCAAAGACTTCAAACGGAAAACCGACGGCAAAAAAGTTACCTACATAAACCGCGACGCAGGATACGACGCCGATAGCGTCGTTTTTATGCGAAGCGGTAAAGAGTACAACCCCGAAACCGACACCATCAGCATAACCGCTTTAAAGTATATCACCGATTATAAGATGGCGTATAAATACGTCTGGCGGCAGATGGCGGAAGAGGCTGCGCACCCCCGTACTGTCGTCGTAAAGGTTGGAGCAGAGGGCGCATACTATCCGCTTTTTAGCCGCGTTGAAGTACAGCATAGAGCCTTGCCCGTCGGTCTTTCTCATTCAACCGTTAAAGAGGTTAAATGGTGGGGCGGCTTATTAAAAACAATCACCCTTGACGGATATGTCGATTTTCCGGAAGGGAAACGGTGCGGCGTTCTTATTCACTGCATCGATAATAAAGGGCACGGTATTTGTGCCGTTGAAGTTGCAGGCGTCGGAAAAACCGACACACTCAAGGTAATTTCAAAAGTGCGGCAGTCTGCCGATAGTATTCCGCATTCAGGCGATGTATTAAGTTTCGGTATCCTCGACACGGACGGCGGCTTTCAAGCGGTTACCCGTACGATGAAAATCGTAAACATAGAACCGGCAGACCACGGCTATAGCTTGACCTTAAAAGACTACAACCCCGCTCTTTACGAATACGGGACGCTGCCGGAGTATAAAAGCAATATTACCTATATACCAGACAGCAACCCGAAGCCGCACACTTCCGATAAGGGATACGTAACCCGCGACGAATTAAAAAAGGTAAACGAGCAAGCGGTAAAACAAGCAGCCCTCGAAGCGGCTGCAAAAGCCGCGCAAGCAGCGATTGACGTAATAGCCCGCGGCGATACTTTTTCCGATGCCTTTCAGCTGAACGGATACGGAACCTCTCTTGAAAATTTAATTGACAAGATGGATGAGGACGCCCGCAACGCCAAAGACGGATTAAGCATTACCAAAGACGAAATCCTTTTGAAGGTATCGGACACGGAAGAGGGCTTACAATCCTATATCGGCATTACCAAGGAACAAATCCTTGCAAAAGCCGACGATATGCGCCGCGAGCTAACCGCCCTTTTAAACGTGCAGGCAGGGGCAATCCACGCCCTCGTAAAAGGCGGCGGAGCAACCGGTCAAATGGCATTAACCCTCAACCTCCCCGTTATGATTGACGAGGCAACCCGCGAAAAGCTCATAAAAGCAAGCTCGCTTGAAAAAGTAAACGCCGTATACGCCAAGGTAAAAGACACCAACTATTACGGTATTAAACCGGATGCCGGAGCTGCGATAAAACCGCTCTGGGAAGATGCCCGCCGCGCCGCATTACTGGCAAGCCAAATTGTTCTTGAAGCGGATCAGATACAGTTCAAGAGCGATAATATCTTCGTAAACGGTAAGCTTAAAGCAGACTATATAAACACGCTTGAGCTAGTTGTCCAGAAGCTACATATTGATAGTAATCAAAACTCTAATAAAGATTTTGAGGCGTGGTTTGATGAAATAAATGGGTTGAAGATAAAAAACAATGGGAAGGAGATTTTTAAGATTAATCGTGAAGGATATATAGATGCGGTATGTTTTAATATATCATCGAAAAAAACTTATATAAAGGATACCTACAGAAGTACTAGCGCTCCTATATCTCAAGATGATTTAATGCAAAATGAAAAAATGTTTTATGATGGTTTAGAGGTTGAAAAGGTTACCGTTTCGCACAAAACTCATAATAAAGTCGAAGGCGTTTTATTATGTCATGATATTCAGTCAAATGGTTCTCGCGTGTTTTTTTCTGTATCCACATTTTTTTATAATATGCTGGAAACCGTATATACAATACATTATAAAAATGGGACACGTTGCGAAAATATAAAAAAAGAATATACTCTTGATAAGTACGGAGCAGAATTCCATGAAAAAAACGTCATTATCGGAGGTATAAACAACTTGCCTTACCCAATTTATGACACCTATCCAAAGACAAAATCATCAGGCGGCAGTGCACCAGGCTCTATAGTTGTAAAAAATTCTACAGTAAATGAGAGACGCCTTTTTTCTTTTAAAAACCTACCAAGAGATAGTGATGATATGAGCGAATTTCCTGCCGGAACTATATATGTAAAAAACAACGCCCTTTATATTCTTTAGTATCGAGATATATACACATACTTATTTGTTGAAGAGGCTTTAATTTTAATCGATATTTCTTCTTTGGTAAAAATTTTTTTACCATCGGCATTTGTTTTTATTTCATAAAAAAAAGACTTTCCATCCTCTGTTTTACATTCCCAGCACTTTTCTTCTTTTCCCGATGCAGATTCCGCTGATGATATAGTAAGCTCTTCTCCTAATAAAATAATATCATCGGTATCAAGTTTGTTAAAACATTTTATAGCTTTTTCACCTTTTGATACCGCAATTTGTTTAACACTAGATCCGTTCTCCGACAATAAAAATTTACGATCATCTTCGCTAATATCACCATTTTTGTATATTCCATCAAGTATTTTTAAATTATTACATACATCGTTTTTAATGATATAATCATAATTAGGGGCTTTATCTGTTATAACAGCTTTGTTGCTACTTTCTGTACAGCTAATGATATTTTTAGGGCTAACAGTCCAAAAAAGGACATATTGTTTCCAAGGGATAGTTTCAGATACTCCGTTGGCAATGGTGTACTCTTCGATTTTATAGTCTTGTCCGATTTTAAATGTTACCGTATGGCTAGAGTCATTCTGAACGGTGAATACGCCGCTCTCTTTTTTCCCACACCCCGCCAGCGCTAAGACCAGCAGCAATAAAACAGCAATCTTTTTCATTCTTGACCTTCCTTTAATATGGTATGCAAGTTAGTTAAATCAATCGTTCCAAGCTTAAATTTGTAATCCATATAATCTATTTCAATAACAACTCTTATTGAATTTTCATGCAAAAGTAAAGCTCTAAATTCTTCCTGTTCTTTATCGCTTATATAGAACTGGCTAGAATGATTTTTTACAGAAAAAGATTTTGTCTCACCATTGTTTAATTTTACATAAACGGTTCCATCACCGGAATATTTGTCACCATTGAGCCTTTTTACTATAAAAAATACGTCCTCTTCATCTACACATAGATTAGCCCTAAATTCTGTTGCACCGCCAAATGTATTGGGAGACGTTCCAAAAATCGGTTCAGAACAGAGATACCATTCATTGGTTTTATCATCAAACTTATCGATATAATACAGTTTTTTAAATTCAGTAGCAGCGAGGGATGTATAAAACATACAAAAGACAATGATTAAACTGTAAATCTTTTTCATACAACGCACCTCATTTGATAGTATAGCGCGAGAAAGGCGGAGACGCAAGGGTAATTATTTTATATTGAGTATCATTGGTAAGAAAATCTGCATAACCCTTTGAAAAACAAAGTCCCTATCAAGCCGCTTGCGACTTGCGATAGCATCTGTTACATCTGAGAGTAAGCTAATCGCCCCATCGCTGTTGGCTTGTCGTAGGTATTGATGCAATTTTTCCCGTGCAACATCATCGAAAAAGCCCTTTTCACAAAACAGCTCATACGATAACAAGAGATTTCTATATAATTCTGCGTACGACGCCTGAAAATCTTCCCATTTAATCCTAAAATGAGGATCATCAAAAGTATCTAGTTTTTTTGGCGTACTTTTGTTTTTTCCGTTTAAATCCTTTAGTATTTTATCAACATCAATACTGGTAAGTACATGAAAACGCTTTGACATCCTTGCATGGAGAATATTGATTAAATCTTTAGTCTTTAAACGTGAAAAAGCAAGCATAGCAGCAACACAATGGACATATTCGTGAACAGATATCGCTTTGCGAGCAACAGAGTCTACCTTTAAATTAGTATTCAACACAATATACAGCGCATAGAAATGTTCTTTTTCGTTGTACTGCCAAATAAACAAACCTTGGTGATGCTCTTGAGACAGTTTATGACAACACACAATCACGATGCAATTATCCATATTGCGCTGTATAAAAGCTCTGTAGTCAGCAGTAAACACTTGCGTATTACCGGATGTAAGATGCGCAATATTTAAATCTTTTAAAAGTGGGCGAAAAATTTTTGTCGCCCACTCAAGGTCTCTTTTTTCTTTTAGGCTGCTCATTATTTTAATGGGTTGCGTCGTTTTTCTTTTGCTTGTTCTGCTAATTGATGGAAATCAAGATTGATAGATTTTACCACGTCAACAGCGTCTTGAACACAGGATGGAGTAAACTCGCCGGATGCTTCAATATTAAGAATGCCGAGGCTATCCATTTCCTTTTGCAGCTTTTCTACATTGATTTTATCCATAGGTACACCTCCTTTTTCTATAAAGTGAGCACTGGGTGGCTCAGTTTGCCCTATCGTCAAGTATCGGATAGAGGGTATTACTGCTTTAATAAACCTTCTACATCATAAAAACAATATGCTTACTCATTGTTACAGGTTGTAAAAATGTTAATCATTAAGATTGATAATTATCATATATGAAAAAAGAAAAAACCGCAAGTGTTTTTTTACCGCCTTTTTCAAGCCTCCACCCTGACTATAGGGGGATGAACGAAGAACTTGCATTGATGCAGCGGCCTATTTTTACCCCTGCACAAACCCAGTGCGTACCGGCGCCCCTTCCGCTTTCCGTTTCGGAGCCGCAAAGAACGATACATTTAATTGGCGATAATACTGAACCAGCACAACCGACGTATTGCCGGTAATATCTAGCTATTGCGGAGATTTTTATAAAGCATATCGAACCTTATGCCGATATGCGGTCTGGGAGGGGATGTCTACTTTTAGGAGGTATCCCTTATGCGTAAACCGTGGAGTATGCACAAACGGAACGGCATTTATCAGACGCAGCTGTATGACTACAGCAACAAGCGGTATTGTACTGCCAAAAGCACCGGCACAAAAGACCTGAACGAAGCGACGCTTATAGCCTATCGGTGGGCGATGGAGTTTGATAGCGGCATTGCGACAGAGTACACCGAATGGGTTAAGAATGTTTCAATGATAACGCTTTCCAATGAAAAGCGTCCGCTTAATACTGACATAGCCACGCTAGTACAGTCCGCCTGTCAAGACGCTATCGCTCAAGCGTTGCAGGGTACCCAATGTAGTAAAAACACACAGCGGCCATATTCCGTATCAGCAGCAGAGTACGAAGATGCCCCGGAAGAAGTTAAGCCGTTATTAGATCGGCTTTCAACCCTCACCTTTTATGACTATCTCTTGCTGTATTGGAACTATGACGAAAGCCCTGATATAAAAGAGCGCATCAACAAAGGCGAAACCCCGCCGAACCCCGAACGCTTCCGCCAGTCAACCGGCGTATTAAAAAAATACGCCGCATATATTCCTTCTTGCCCGCTTACTGAAATTACCGGCGCAAAGATTGACATTGCGCTCGGCGCGATTAGAAATGCCGGTAAGCTCAAAGAGCAAACCATGAAAAATATCAGCTATATTTTTATTCAACCCCTGCATTTTGCCTATCGAAACAATCTGCTTGCCCGTGACGTTGCGCAGCAGATAACCCCTGTTTCAAAAAATACACGGAAGAAAGCCAAGAAAGAAGCAGAAAAAGCTATCTTCACAAAAGAAGAGATACAGCGGCTTTTTAATGCCAATGACAACCCTTTCCATTCTGAAACTTACAGACTGATCAATGAACTGCTTTTTAAAACCGGCTGCCGTATCGGGGAGTTGCAAGCTCTCCATATGCAGGATGTTACTAAAACAGAGCAGGGCTATGTACTTAAGATTGATAAAAACTATTGCAGAGCAGGGAAACGAATTAAAAGTACGAAAACGGAACGAAGAGATATTGTACCAATCGCTGCGGATCTTGCTGCCAAGCTATTAGCGCACATTGAAAAAAGCCCATTTAAAGACATACCGACAGCGTTTGTTTTTAGCTCCGCAAAAAGTGCCCATACCCCGCTCTGTTACGAAAGTATCAACAAGAATTTTAACAAGACGATGATTAAGCTCGGTATAAAAAAAACGAACTTAACCATTCACAGTTACCGGCATACATTTGCGACTTTTTTACGCATGGCCGGATATTCGGAAGAGCAGCTCCGGTTTCTGACGCGGCATGACAGCATAGTAGAAGTGCACCGTTACACCGACCACTACACCCCTGATATGGATAAACTCAAGTATCAAGCGGTCGCCGATATTGAGCGTCTTGCAGCGTAA